ATAGTCGCCAGCGTTCGTGTTAGGAAGGTCGATGTACACTTTAGCGTATCCATCTTCATCAACGTCAGACAAGAATCTGCCTACGATGAGACGATTGGGATTATCGTCGTCAACGCTTACTGTAGCATTCGCGGCAAGGTTGCCACTGTGTGCCAAGTATGCCAAATCACCACCATTGGGATCTGCGCCTTCCAGATTGTTAGTTACGACAAAACCCTTTTGGAGAAGGGTAACTTTACCACCTTTTTGTACCTCATCCTTGTGTTGATTGAGGTGCTGACGTGTCAAATCGATGTTTACCATGTCATTCAAGAGCAATCCCACGGGAATACCTCCGGATGCAGCAGCTCTATAGGTAACGAGCGCGGCGCCGTTATCCATTGACGCTCCCGAGCCAGCGGTGCTTTGACAAACAACACCACCTCTAGTAGCCGCTTCGTTCATAAAGAACGAAATGTCAGTTTGTAATGTGCTTCTATCAGATTTAAGAGCCATTATGAATCTCCTTTGTTAAAAAAATACTTAGTTGTCTTCTTTTGGTGCGTACTGTAGAACGGAACCAAGCCATTCGCTGGCAACAGATCGCAACGACTCAGCAGGATCTTCAGATCCAACCGCTTCTGCGATAGCTACGTCTTGCGACTCTTCAGCTGATTCAAGCACTTCTTCGCTAGCTTCAGCTTCATCTTGCTCCTCTTCAAGCTCAGCTTGAGCTGGTTCTTCCTGACACTCCTCTACTGGCTGTGTGTCATCACTGACGACAGCCTGCTTCTTCATGAGCGCAACGATGCGATCAAAGGTTTCCTCGTCAACTGCTTCGAATTCTTCTACAGTTGCGATGGCTTCTTGAGCATCAAAACCGGCCTCTTCAAGCTTAGCTTTGCGCTGTAAGAGAGCTTCCTTCTTCTTCATAACGGCAATCGCCTCTTCCTGTTCTTTCAGTTGGGCATCCTTGGCTTCCAAAGCTTCGGCGTGCTTTTCAGCAGCTTCCACCAAAGTTTGGTTGGCTTCTAGTTGCCCACTGATTTGAGCAGCCTGCTCAGCAACCGTAGATTCAAGTTCTTCGATTTTGCTGGCAAATTCAGCTTTTTGCTCATTGATCACCTTTTCTTTGAGAGCGTCATTGGATGCCTTAGCTTCGGCCAATTCAGCCTTCAAATCTGCGATCTGTTTTTCATGATTATCAGACATATTATTCTCCTTGATTGAAGATACTGTTAAAACTTGTGATGTTGTTTCATCGAAAAATTCATTCCCTTCCAATATTACACTACGAGGATTTGCAGGTTTAGAAACTAAGCCTTTACCAGAGAACGATAAGTTTCTCAGCAACCTGCCAACACTATAGTCTTGATATTTTCCACTCCCACCATACGATCTTAAGTGTTTGGTTAAAAATGCAGAGGCTTCATTTCTAGGAATTACACTAGTTGTCCCATCTTCTTTCGCTAAAGCATAGTCAAAATCAGGGAACAAGCATTCCATAGACACGAACCATTTACCACCTTCTATTTCCTCTACGATTTTATTCATCCTTTTTTTCTGATCTGGATCGCTCCACTCAGTATAGATAACGGCAGTGGTTAAAATATTAAATTGACCGGGTGCATTTTCTTCGGAGTCGTTGAGTTCGACGCCACTAAAGTCAACAACCTTATTGCCGGTAATATGACCAATTATGTCTTTCTCATTATGCATATAGTTGAAGGGTTTATCTTCGGGGGTATTTCTAGCATTCCAAAGCTCTTGTGGATCGAACACGTCATCATTCTTATTCCACCCAGTGCTAACCAGAATAGACTTAAGATAATATAAGTCCATTTGATCCTCATTTTGAGCAATAGCCAGACCATCTCGCTGAACATTATTAGCTAGTACTTTTTGTAGCTCATTGGCTAAAACGGGCTCAGGTTTATATGCTTCAGCAATGGCACAACACGCAATCGTGTTATTTTTTAATAACGATTCGGATAAACCATCTTTGACTTCAGATTCATATATTTTCATGTAGATTCCTCCGTTGTGATAATACACAAAAATCTAGAAATTAATGATTTATTGGGTAAAACACGACATCTCTGCAAACGCCGAGGCATTGATGTACTTCATTTCGGACATAGTGGGCGCCCTGTTATTAGACATTCTAAAAGACTCAACTTTAGATGAAGCCAAAGAGCTAAATTCTTCTGAAGGCTTAGTGTTCATATCTAGAAGCTGCTTAATGACTTCTGCATTAACCTCCATAAACGGCGTCATTCCCGTAAGAATGCATAGCTTAAGGTGTTCTAGTTGATCAACTTCAGATTTGGTGAGACTCCTAATGTTTTTCTTATTGAAGTGCGCTAACGCTATTGGAGACACTACGTCCGAGATTTCGGTTTGACACCCCATAGCCCAAAGTGTGGCAGTCGTGACATCGCCGCCGCTTCTTGGTAGAACTCTTTTCTCTTTTCTTTTTTGTTTGTCTCTGGCTAGTTTTGGCCGACCCGGCACCTCTGATGGTTCGTGCTGATCCTGAACTTCATCTGGTGGTGGTCTCAGTGTTTCCTCTTCCTTGATCGTCACCGGAAGATCCATCTTTTCTAAATACTTTTCTGTATCTAGCACATCTTTAGTGAGGGCTATCTTAGCCATGTCCTCTTTGTGGTGCGGGTTGTGATAAGGGCTAGCCTTCTTGGGCATCGTCGTATCGTTAGCTCTGTCTCTTCCTTCTCTTCTAACTCTAACTTTTTCGATACCGGGAATCTCTCTAAATCTCTCAAGCAGCGTTTCATGTGAAATAATATCCCTGTCAGCCAAATTAATAAGTAACTGCTTTTGGGCTGCTTCATCTGATAGCACGATGGAGTCGAAATGAATCTCGGCTGGCAGTCTAAAACCCATAGCCTTTCTAACAAGTTCTATTTCATGACGCCAAAACTGAGCTAGAATCTCTCGGCCATACTCTAGTCTTTCGACTAATGTCTTAAGCGATACATAGTTGTTTGTATAGCCACCGCCTGAACTAGCTCCCGTAAGAGTTGGTGGTATGCCAAGACCAGCATAAATACTAGTCAATACAGGCTGATACTTTTCAGATCCCAAGAACTTAAATACCTGAGACTGGCTTTCTGTAAATTTTAATTCTGGCCCCCAAACCAAATCCATGGTTCCGCCGCCTACATTACTAGCTAAGATGTCACGAAGCTTATTGATGGCAGCCTTGGTTGGAATGATCTTATGGTCTAGATCTCCAACTGTCCACAATCTAACATTAGAGATAGCACCATCAAGAGCAGCCAAATCCGCCAGCTTCATTTTTTCCAACATGATAATGTCATCCAGAATTGCATATATCATGGGGTTAGACCACATCAACCAGTCATCTTTTTTATAATGGTAGAAACTAACTTGGTCCGGATCTAGGGGTATGGTTCTGTCTCCATTATGCAGTCTTTTTTGCAAGTCATTTGGGAGCGTTTTGAATATTTGCTTATTGCTGTCAGTGCTTTTTAAGAGTGAATCATACGTGTACTTAGAAATATTAAGGACATACTCAGGCTTGCCAACCAATTGGGCCCCGTAGTCTCTAACATCAACAGCCAGAGGGTTTAGGAAATCATATGCCCAAGGCACCTCCCGACGCTTAACCTTAAGGTCTGCTATCTTAATATCTGCGCCAGCAGCCCTCTTGAGTTCTCTTTCTCTCTGCTTGTTGAGTTTTGCTGTTCGTCTCTTAACAACCACATTGCCGCAACGATATAGATAATTTAAAAATCTTTCCGATCTGTCCACACCCCCAATTTGGGTGAACCATTTTCTGTAGAATTTTTCAATTGTTTTATTGGGATGTACCAATGTCAAACCCTGTGAGGCAAAGTCCCCCATTAAATCAATGACATTACGAACAATACCAACTTTGTCATAGGCCTGCATACATTGCTTAATTGCTCTTTTCTGTTTTGAGGAAACAGACTCTCCCGGCCTAAAATTATCATAGTCCTGTCGCAAGAAACTAGTACGCACAGACCTGTTAGACTCAATGTCTATAAAGCTAGTTCTTCTGCCATACGCAACAGCTTTTTGTATACCATCGTAGGCATCTAGTGTGTCTGATGTCTGGGCATAAGCTTGTTGTTTTTGGGAATCGCTTTCCCACGTTCTATATAGAGATGAATCAGACATTTATGTTGTTCTCCAATCAATAGTATTAACGATAGTATCACTAATCATACTATACACAAATTAATAAACATCCTGTATGTTTTCAGAAAACCAGCTTGGGCCATAATACAGTTTATCATTGTTAAATTTTTCAGACGAATCGGGCCTAGCAAATCCACCGATAGCGCCATATTCCACAACACTCTTTTCTACCGCTAAAGCTCTTGCAGACATATTCGCCATCAACAGTGAAGAATAGCGATCCTTTCTCAGCCTACTCTTTCTACCTGTCCCAGTTTTTACTTCTGGGGTATCCCATCTTTCGCGGCCCGTAGATGTTTGTGTCATAACAATCATAGATAGCTCATCTTTAAGCTCCTCTATTTCCATCACACAGTCCTCAAGTGTGTCATAATTTCTACCAGAAGCTTTGTCGTGCTCCAAAGAAAGACCCAAGCTAACAGAATCAAAAAACGGAAATAACAAAATTCTGTCTTCAAAGTCTTTTCTTAATCCGTGATTAGCTTCGGCAAGCCAGTCAGCTCTAGCAAACTGACACAACTTTAATATGTGTAGACCAGCCTGATCATCTGTGTCTTTTGGTTTTTCTTCAATAGTCGGCCATATAGCAACTTCTCCCTCTGGGATCTTGTCCTTATCATGAAGAGCCTCCATAACAGCAATACCGCCACCCTGAGCATCCAGTGCAATTTCCACACAAGGAAACACTCTCATGAGCTGTCTAATTTTTTTGGCGCAATAAGAATAGAAATCGTCCTCGTCCACAATCTTAGATCTCAGCTTGTCTTTGTGCTGCTGTCTGTTGGTAGTCCAAGTGTGTACAATTCTTCTGTGGTCTGGATTAACCTCTAACACAACTATGCTAAAGTTATCAACTTCAGACGCGGGATCTACACCAAAAACATATTTCTTCTGGGGGTCTCCCCGAAGCATAGCCTCGAAAAATACATCGCCCGAAGGTAGCGTAATTGGATCAGACTGAGACGTTGTGCAGGCCTCTAGCAAACTACGTTTAAAAAACCCCTGACTGTCGGTAGTGAAACATGCACCATATTCCATGTTGTATATGCCAGAGTGAATAGTGGCTTTAGCTCGTGCTACCTGACCCTCATCCATGAACCCATCAGGAAGTTTGTTTACAGGCATCCTAATAACTGAATATTCACTCCAGTCAAATTCACTTGGCGGCTGATCTCCAAAGACTTCAGCAAGCTTAGTTGAGTTGCCCTTGCTGTTAACAATTTTTCTGTATCTCTTCCAGTAGTCTGCAAAATGGTTGAAGTCGTAGTAAGCGGTTCCAGACAAGATAATCTGGTTTGACTTTTCCATTATCTGATTGGTTTCTTGGTCTTTCGTCTCGACGCCTAATTCCTTGGCCTTCTTCATCTTTGCTCTTTTTTTAACCTTGTCTATCGGAGAGGCTGCAACAGCAGCGAAACCTGCAACAACGTTTTCAAAAATATCCCGTGGGATTGACGCAAATTCATCGGCAATAATATCATTGGCTCGCTGACCTCTGATCTTAGAGCCATCGCCTAGTGGCAAACATGTGATTGTGCTTTGGTTGATATGCATTACACATCTGTCTACATCTCGACGTGGGCCACTATTAGTGCCACATAAGTCTCGCAGGATAGGCGCATTTTTCCATATGGTATCCATATACTCAAATAGAACTTTAGACTGCCTAAATGCGGCACCGACAACAATAATTTTACGGCGTGGCATAAAAAGCGCCCTCAGTAGAGGGTAGACAGACAACATGAAAGATTTGCCCATACCACGGCTTCCTATCAACATAGGAAACTTCCGATTCCACATCTCGTACAAGAGCAATGATTGAAATGGAGATAGCTCTACATTCAAAATATATTTACAAGCGAAAGAAAAGTATTCTGGCCGCATCATTAGCCAAGCTATTCTTTCTAGAAGCTGATCTTTATCAACTCCGTCTACTACAAAGTCCATGGGATTGAATAACTTAGATTCGTCAACCTCTATCCCAAGCCAAGCGTCCTCTATTTTGTTGGCATCATCAATCATTTTTGTGCGTTTATTTTTTCCGGTTTGTTAGTTATTATTAAGTGTGGAAACAAGCGTGACTCTAGGGCGGTAGTAACCGACTTGTGGTCCAGAGCCGCATCTTCTGGTTCAAGACTACTTACTTCTTCTATGCTTGGCGTAACCTTAGAATCATCTAAAGCCCAAGATACATTTCTGGCTTTAGCCCATTCCTTCATGCGTCTTACTGGCACAATAAGATTAAATGTCTCGCCAGCCCCACGGACAAGCATACCAACATACTTTCCATCCTTGAGAAATACGCCGCCACCAGATGAACCGGGAAAGGCCGTTACTGTAGTCTGGTCAAATACCGTTCCATCGCCAGAGCCTAGATTTAAGACTCTGCCAACTTGGGACATAATACCACTAGTCATCGAATTGGCACCAGCCTGACCCAACAACGAACCTACGTGTAACAATGGCTCACCAATTTCTATATTCTTTTCATCGAGATAGAATTCTACGTTTTTATCAACAAAGCCTCTTTTTCTAATCATTAGCAATGCAAGATCTTCACCATCGGTAGCGTCTGAATATAGTATAACCTTGGCGTCCATCTTGAGTTCGCCAACCTTTCTACCATTTTCAACAAGCTCTTTGACAACCTGAGCATCCTTAAACTCAATTACTGTTTTGGGTTTACCGCCATCAATTACAGTTCGAGTTGAACGAAGACTATCAACAACATGAGCACAAGTCCAAACGAAATTTACCTTAATGGTTTCCTTCGAGTCTTTAGAAACCGGCATTTCTCTAGAGATAATTACACCAGACCCTTCTGAACCAGCAGCCTTAATAGTAACACTTACATCCTGTAGATGTTGGGCAACTTGATTTTGGGCATAAGCTATGGAAGAAATTGCAAAAGCTAACAATATTGATGCGGTCGAAATAAAGTGGTTCATCCCTTAATTCCTTTTTAGATGTTTTTATTTTGGAAATGTGGTCCTACTGTTAGGTTTCCTTGCCAAGTATCACAGATCTAGCCTTCGCATTTCTAGGATCGTCAAAAAAGCCCACCAAAGATGTAGCTAATCGTGATACAGTTTTTTCCTCTCCCTCGTTGTTAAGGTATAGTAAATGCCATAAAGCGTGAAGTATCTCATGTAAAAGGGTGTCTCTTATTACGGAGTTCGCAACACCACAATAGACTCTAATCTTCTTTTGTTCGTTGCAACAATCGCCGTATGCTTCCCTTTCTTTGAACAATCTCTCAGACATCGCCTCTATGGTGTACTCATGACCTAATACATAGACGCTAGAAGGTAGTATCTTGGCTGGGGCCATCTTTATCCCTCGTGTGAAATAACTCGTTTAAACGCTTGAAAATACTATCGCACACAAGAAAGGCGTTGCCTTTGTTTCCACAAAATACGATCTTCGTATCGTACCATATCTGAAACTCCATAAGGCATTTTAGCAGATATTTGCCAGTGATTCGCACTTTAGACCTTGCTTGTCGCGGCACTCTCGATCCTTCTGGAAACTTTAATACGTCCTCCATGCTAAATTC